GATAGCCTTGAAGATTAACTGACTATCGACTGGACATTGTTTGCCTAGTTTAGTCGTCATCTCCTCTATATTATAGACACAACCATTGTGTGCTCCGACAACATTGCCGACTCTAAATGGGTGTGCATTTGATTTGACTATTGCTCCTTCTGTCGCAAAGCGTGTATGTCCAAGCAATATATTATTACCAGTCTGTAATGATTTAATTGACTGATTGAATTGCTTTGTGTCTACAAACTTGCTAGACGGCAATAGTGATTTATGTATTCTAGTTTCAGTCCCGACTTGTGCAATACCAGACGAATGAGCCCCACGACTCTCGCTATCTATTGCCATTTGTCTTATCACCTTTTTGACAACCTTGCGTTGTCGCTTAGTGTAAGTAGTCGGAGACTTTGCTATACCATATATACCACACATAGTCTAATCTCCTTTTTATTTAGTTTAAGTTTAGTAGGACGCCATCTAGCGTCTACTCTATTGTTAGTATTACTACTAATTCTTTGCGACGAACTTACAAACGACGCAGAAAGGAAGTGCGTCCCAATCGCCTCGACTAGTTGATTAGTATAGTCTGTAAGTCGCCGCCACAACTTATAATCTGTCGTTTATGACTTTTCTGACTGCTTGTTTACAGTAGTCTAACTTGTCATATGTACGACTCATCTCGTTCATTGTCTGAACTTTTATGTTTTCTGTAATATCTAAATCGTCGAATAATAAACCTGTGTCAATTCGTAGGTTTAGTAGACGCTGTTTAATTACTGCTAATTCATTAGTAATGCGTCTGCTTTCTTTGATTTGTCTAGTTATATTGCATTGTCTACACATTTTATTTGTCCTTTCCATAGCCTAGTCTATGTATTTTGTTTGACGCTTTGGTAGTCTGTCTGCCCATCTTCTGGACTAACTTCTGATACCAGTCGTCTTTCTTTTTCTTAGTCTTAAATGTATCGTCTATCCATTGGTTATATTCCAACCTGTTGATACGACTGTGTGTCTCAAAACGACTACGAGGTGTACATACGACCATCCTATACCCGTCTTTCATCAACAACTTACGACATTGCTCTACTACAAACAAGCATTCTTTCATACTCGTCGCGTCTAGAACTGTCGTCGTGTCTTGTATGTTATTGACTAAGGTAATCTCCCAAGTCTTATCATACTCGACTGGAACGATAGATATGTCTATCCCAACAGGTAGCGTCTCCATCTCTACGACTTTCTCTACCCAATGACTATGTCCACACTTGTCGCATGAACACTTGTGTCGTTGTATCATAGTATCTGTCATAACTTTGTCCTTCCGTCGGAGTGGCCTAGTCCCGACAATATTATCAGCCAAGACAATTTACGAATTTTTTAAATAAGTTGCAACCGATACTTTTGACGCTATCGAGTTTCCGACGCGGGGAAATCGCCATCTAGATAATATAAATAGGACGCATAGTCTAGCTTCCGACGCGGGGAAGTCCGTCAGGCATAGTCGAGCTCCGTCGGAGGGGAACTTAGTCGAGCGTAGTCGAGCTACGTCGCAGGGGAAATGTTGAATAAAAAAAAAGAGTGGCGACCGAAGCCGCCATCTCTTATATACCAGGTCATTTTGATAGTTTATCAATAAGCCTGGACTGTACTTCACGTACATTTTCAAGTGTTTCTATCTGATATCTAAGATTTTGTATCTCTTTATCACGAACAGAACACTGGTGAAACTTGATATATCTATCAGTTTCTTCGGTAGTATACATTGATTTAACAGGTATATAACTACCTTTTAAGGCATCATGCATATCTTTTCTGATACGATGTACATACTCTGCGTTCTCAACTAGGAAGAACTCAAAACTTCCAGGTTGTGAATCCATAGTAAACTTCCTCATGATTATTTTCCTTATAATGTGAGGGGACCGAAGCCCCCTCGGGTTAGCAACTATGCTTTTTTGATTAGCTCATTGATGTATTCCAAGTGCAACCTTACTTGATTATTACAATCTGTAAGTGCTTTTGTAATCTCTATCAATGACTTAAGCAACTCTTGTTTTACTTTATCGTCCATTTTGTTTGCCTCTATTGTATCCGCGTCTGTATGCTTGCATTTCTACAATCATAACTAACTGCATAATATTGGCAATAAATGATATTGCTAAGATAAAACCCATTAACTCTAACATAAGTTGTTCCTTTCTGTTGTTTAAGTGTTGCGGGTTTCTGTTGCCAGGTACCCGCGGACCCCGAGTCTAAGTCAGTCGGTGAGGATTGCTACACCTTGATTTCGACTTTGACATCGACACAAGGTATGCCCATTTCCTGAGAGCCGCGTTTCTTGAGTTTGAACTTCTTGTCTCTCAACAATTTGTTCAAGTCATTCATCGCAACTTCTACCGCTTCAAAAGCAGTAGCGAAGTCGGCATGTTCTGCAATCTGCACTCTATGAGAGGAAGCACGAGTCCCTTTCTCACGATGTAAACCATGATACTCGGCAGCAACTAATGCTAGTTGCTCGTTGGACACGCCCGCTTTCTTAAGGTTAGACAAGAATCTATCCTTAGTCTCGCGAGTAATGCTTTCCTTCTTAGGGAGCGATTTCGCCATACTAAACTTATCCTTTCTCTCGCCTTCTCAGACGAGCATAGTTTAATATAAGTTGAATATATTAGCACCATTTGTTCGCGATACCCGAGGGTACTCTCTCGCCTATGTGCCTGAATTCCGAATTGTCAAATAATAATACCCCTAAGATTATTGCAAATAATAATAAGAGTCAATACTTTTTTTTAAATTATTTTAAGAAACCTTGTAAGTGTTGATATTGCTACACTTATAGACGCATTTTTTTTTGTTATTTCCTTGACACTCTAAGAATTTTTAGAATTTTTAACCATATATAGAAAATGAGATTTTCAACCTAATTTTACAATTTCAAACCCAAAAAAGACCACACCCCTATGACGGAAAAAAAGAAACACACAAACTAGGGCAATTTTTTGGTATGGGTCTGGGTATTTAGAACGTTTTTTGGAATTTTGGGTAGGATATGTTGAGATATCAGGATTCGACGACTAGAAAAATTTTGGGAAAAAATTTTGCGTAGGGACCCTCTCTAGAACACCGAGCATTATATAAGAAATAGATTAAACACTCTAAGGGTTAATACGAACACCGAACATTAAGTCTTTTTTTTCGTCCTTCGGACTGTTAAAGATACCTTGTTTTACTTATTGTAGTCAAGTATTATTTTATTTTTTCTATTTGTATACTTGTTTAGAGCATTAGAATCTAGAACATTGGGACGTCGTGCGATTTTTTTACGTTTTTTTGCTTTTTTATTTGACTTGTGTAGGAATATTTACCTAATTTGCATACACAATTAACTTATGGGAGTAAAAATGAGCAATAAAAAGCCGATGAAATTGAATGTAGGTGGTCATTTGTACAAAATAGCAGAATTACCACTAAAACATGAAGATGATACTAAAGAATTATATGGTAGACATCTTGTAAAAGAAAATGTTATATTAATTAACAGTGAAATAGATATATCTAGAAAGTATGAAACATTAGTTCATGAAATATTACATGCTATTTGTTACAATACAGGGTTAGAGCACGATGAAAGACAAATAGATGCACTAAGTAATGGACTATTTCAATTAGGTATAGGAGAATATCTGTGGAAGAAATCACAAAAAAAATAATAGAAGCTAAAAAAGCAGGTAATCACGAATTAGTACAAAAACTACAGCAAGAAATGGATAGATTACAAAATATTGCGTGGGGAAAACTAATAAGAGAACTAGAAGATGTAGCTGATAGAGAGGATTTTCCTAAGAATGACAAATAATCAAAGAATTTTAGAGCTTATATCTAAAAGATTAGAAGTAGGAGCTAAAAAATACGGTAATCAAGTGCCAGTAGATGGTAGTAGAGACAATCTAAAAGAAAGCATAGAAGAATTATTAGACCTATGCGTATATCTATCTGCAGTAGCACTAGAATTGCATGAACAGTATATTAATAATAAAAGAGGCAAATGATGGCTACAAGATGGACAGAGGATGAAATCAGGATATTAGACCAGTATGAACGTACTGCTAAGTCCGCTTTTACTCTCTATCAAGAAATACGTATTGCTGGATACAATAGAACATATAAAGCAGTAACACGTAAATTAGAATCACTAGGTTTGAGAAAACCTTATAGATATACAACAGGTCACGAAAAAACAATCGGATACTTAGATATTGAATCAACTGGATTTAGTGCTAATATCGATGTTATGTTATCCTGGTGTATAAAAGGAAGAGGTGACAAGAACGTTGCTGGTGCTAAAATAACGAGAGAAGAGCTAATGTCAGAAAAGCAAGATGCTAGGATTACAGAGCTATTAGTAGAAGAAATGAATAAGTATGATGTAATATTTACATATTATGGTACTAGGTTCGATATTCCTTTTATTAGAACTCGTGCACTATACCACGGAACTTACTTCCCTCTTTATAGACAAAAATCACATAAAGACTTATATTATGTAGTAAGAAGTAAACTAAAGCTTCATCGCTCATCACTTCAAGCTGCCACAGAGTTTTTTGGTATTGCTGGTAAAACAAGAGTAAAACCAGATATGTGGAGAAAAGCTAGATATGGAGATGAAAAAGCAATGAAATATGTTTACGACCATAATGTAGCTGATGTAGTAATATTAGAAAAACTACACAGGAAGTTAGAAGAACACGCACCACCTATGGTGAGACCATTATAAGGAGTATTGAATGGCTAAGAAAAAAGAAGATACGTTTAAATTAGTTCATGAGGGTAAGGAAATGGAGTTCAGTCTATCTGACTTATCTGAAGAAGCTAGGTTAAACTATACTAGAGCAAATGAAATCGCAACTCAAACAGTTCGTATTGAACAACAGCTAGTTGAGATGAGATTCTTGATAAATAACTATATTAAGTTCGTTGCTAATGAGCTTGACGAAAATAAAAAGAAATAGTTATATTAATGAAAGAACGTGTTGTTAAAGGTGTAACCCACTATCTCTTTGAAGATTTGGATGAATTTAGAACTAAAATTAGTTTGAGACATCCAGTTGTAAAAGAATGGAGACATTCTAATAAAGGAGATTGGATACTGACTGATGATGGTCAGGTATGTCAAGTGTTACACCTTGGCGTTCTGAAGAAAAGCGATAGAAAAAAAGAAACTACTTTTATTAGAACTATCATGAGTTCATACATATGTAGCCCTTCTGTAGTAATAAAAGGAGAAATGAAAACAAATATGCATACTTTTTCTACCGCTGGAGAATCTCCTTCTGTTAGAAAGAAGAATAGAAAGAAAGTTACAGATAAAGAATTTTTGTTTGGTAAGTATGTAGCAAAAGGAGATGAAGTAGTAGAAGCTTACATGAAAGCATTTCCTAGCAAAAATGAGAATTATGCAAAATCACAAGCAAAGTTATTGCTTAAAACCGACAGGGTAAAAAAATTGATTAGAGAAGAAATAGATAAATACTTGAATGAAGCTGAAATTACTCCAACATACTTGTTGGAAGAAATGAGAAACATTATAGATAAAGGCGGTTCATCAGATAGAGATAAGATTACCGCTATAACCACATTAATGAAAATATCAGGAATGATGGAGACTCAAAAGACTACAGAGTCTGTTACATTGTTTCAAGGTTTTTCAAAGGAGCAATTAGATGCAATTCAAGGTTCCCAATACAAAAAATTGGCAGAAGTTAAAAAAGATAGTGAAAAGTAACCGTTGCGTTATTTGTTGCTATAGATTATATAAAACTGCAATCTACGTTTGGGATAAAGAAGAAAAAGACTGTACTCATGTAAAATGTTTTAACTGTCTTAGTGTATATGATAAAGACTTTGAGTTGACAGACGTGGGATTGCCAAGACAAACAGGAGAAGCATGAGATTAGCAGTATATGGAACACTAAGAAGAGGTTACGAAGAAACAGGTAAGGTAGAAGGATTTAGTTTAGTTTTTCCTGGACATCGAAACTTTCCAGCTCTTGTAAAGAATGAAAAAGGTAAAGGAGCTGTTGTAGAGGTTATAGATGTTACAAAAGATGAATTAGTAATGTATGACAAGTATGAGTCTACAGATTCTGGTTTGTATATCAGAACGACAGTAGATGTAATACTAGATGACACAGAAGAAAAAGAAAAGTGTTGGGTTTATGTAGCAGGTCCTGTTCTATGGCAAAATACTAGTATGTTTACTGAAGTTCCTGATGGAGACTGGTTGTCTCCTAAAACTCTTGTAATGATGGACAGGGTATATGAAAAAGAATACGAAGAAGCTAGATAATTTCAATATCATACCTCCAGACCTATCTCAAAAAGAGAAGGCTCTTGAACTAGCAAGAAAAGACATAGTTACTTTTGGACAAATGTTTTTGCCAGAAGATTTTATGAAATCAACTCCTGCACCTTATCAATATCAGCTTAGCGATATACTTTTGGGAGATGATAAAAGAGTTTGTATTATATTACCTAGAGGACATGCAAAGTCAACACTAGCTAAAACAGCTTTACTATATCAGTTGTATTTTGCACCACCAGAAAAGAAACAGTTTATTGCTTGGGTTTCTGAAGAACAGTCTCAGGCTATTGACCACATCAAGTACATACAGAATCATATAGATATAAATCCTGCACTTCAATATTACTTTGGAGACTTAAAAGGTAGTAAGTGGACAGAAAAAGAGTTTACTACTGCAAGAGGAGATAGGGTTATAGCAAAAGGTACTTCACAAAGATTACGTGGTCGTTCTCAATTAGGACTAAGATATACAAATATTATACTTGATGACTTCGAGTCAGAGTTAAATACTAAAACACCAGATAGAAGGAGAGAGATTAAAGAATGGGTAATGTCAACAGTAGAACCCGCTTTGGAAAACTCAAAAGAAAACGAAGGGTCAATATGGCTTATTGGTACGATAGTCCATTACGATTCATTCCTACAAGGAGTTTACGATGGGTATATCCAAGCAGAAAAGGAAGGTAGACAATCAGCTTGGAATGTATTATACAAGAAAGCAATAGTAGATGGAGTACCTTTATGGTCTAGTTACTTTACAAAAGAAAAGCTAGATGATATCAAAAGACGCTTCACAGAAATGGGACTTATACATAAGTTTGCTCAAGAATATCAAAATGAAGCTAGAGATGTGGACAATGCAAAGTTTCACATAGATAGAATTAATTATTATAAAGGTAATTTAGAAAATAGAAATGGATTCAATTATTTGATGATTGAAGAATCTGCTATACCTGTCAATGTATACATTGGTGTTGACTTAGCATATGAAGCTAATGCAAGAAGTGACTATCAAGTAATTATGGTTATTGGTATAGATAGTGATAGAAATGTTTATATATTAGACTTTTACAGAGAACATTCTCCTTTGTATGATATGCCAAAGAGAATTGTTGATTATGCAAGAGACTATAATCCTGTAAGAAGAGTAAATATTGAAAAGGTAGGAGCTCAAGGGTTAGTAAAGGATTATGTCAATCAAATAGCTGGTTCAGATAGAAAACTAGCACCAGGACTATCTCAAGGTGTCAGACCACCTCATGGTATAAAAAAAGAAGATAGGTTAGAAGCTTTGCTTTGTCCTATTGTAAATCGTAGAAAGTTATTTATAAAAAAAGAACATATAGCCTTAGTTGATGAGATGTTTGAATTTCCAAAAGGCAAGAACGACGACCTTCTTGATGGTTTATGGTATGCAGTTACGACTGCAAAGCCACCAAAGAGTTCAGCTATAGGTGCAGAGAAGCTTGGTGAAAATATAGCTAGAATAGAAGAAAGTCGTGCAAAAAGAGTCATAAACTGGATGACTGGACAAAAGTCTTAATTTTTTACTTGACTCAAGTAAATAAAAAACATTATTTTATAGACAAAAATTAAATTGGGAGTTTATGGCTAATTACGACGACAACAAATCAAAACCTCAGATTTCTAGAGAATTGTTTAGAAGATGGAGAGATGCTAGACAAAACTGGGATACAGAAGCTAGAAATGCTGTGGACTTTACACTAGGAAATCATTATACATCTGATGAGTCTGAAGCTTTACAATCTGTTGGACAAGCAGATTTTGTTATAGATAGAATTTATGCTGCTGTTGATAAGTTAAAATCTTTGTTAACAGCAAGACCAGCAAAGTTTTCTGTTATTGCTAGAGAAGATTCTGACAATAAAATAGCTAATGTTTGGAAAACAATATTAGAATATGTTTGGGA